GGCTTCCAAGTCGTGAGGTACATCATAGAACCATCCCTGACTGACATTAATCTCGATGAAAGATTCGCTGCGAGTCAGGGATGTGTTCTTGGTGATGCATTTGGCATTCCGAAGTTCCCATGAATGGATGATGAAGTATCGGGTTTTGTTGCTGTTGAATGTGACAAAGTATGACCGGTCATTAACAAACTTAATTTTGCGACTGGAGTAATGGATCGTGTCATAAGGAAAGTCCACTCCAGTCCAGTTGTGTTTGACTTCAACTTCGTAGTCGTATTTGTCGGTCAGTATGTCGATGCCGTATTCGTCAGGGTTGACACGGGGGTTGCATTCGTATCGGGAGTTTAGGATGTCGATGAATAGGTGCTTAACCCAGTCATTTCTGTCATAAAGTTCCTGACTGAATGCTTTGCTCACAGCTTCTGTTTAGGTCCTAAGAGCTTTAAGGCTCGTAGTAGGTCTGTTGGTGACACACTTAACACTTTACACATTACAGGCAATAGGCCCATGTTTGGAATGGTTTGGTGGTGGAAGTAACGCCACAGGTTACCTCGATGTACGCCCATCTGGTCTGCGATTGCTTGGTAGGTGGGTAGTCCCATTTCTGCGCCTCGTGCAAGTAACCATTCTGATGCGGTTTGCTTAGGCATTAGGCACCTCGATGTTTAGATCACGAGCAACTTGCGAGCCGATGGGTGCATCGTGGTAGGCATCCTCAACTTCGCTGACGAATGCATCGTGTACTTCGTGTCCGAACCATAGTAGTGCAGCTGTGAATAGGCCGAGTGGAACAAGTTTGGTGAGTGATAGTGACTCACCACAGGCATACAGGTAGATGGCTAGTGACCAGCCTGTGTAGTTAGATAATCTCAACATGATTAACCTTTCGTCTGTGAACGGGGTTGTTCACATGCACAACATTACGCTTAATCTGCAACGTGTCAAGTTAATCCATGTCAGGCGTGTCGTCCGCCATTTCAGTATCAAGTTCCATAGTGGACTTAGTAAGTAGACCCAAATGCCTCCAAACCGGTGCTGACTGGTCTGTGAGCGTAAACGTAAACCATTCCCCGTCAACATTCATCCACTCACTTGAAAGCACCCATGCTGTGCACATTGCGCCCTCTGGAAAGATTTCCTGTTGGACATGGTGCAGCATCTCGGCTACTGGGGTGCGTTCTGGTTCGGTGTCCATGTCTCAATCATAAAGACATGCTGTGCCTATCTGAATAGGCTTGAGGCTCCCACAACAAGTCCAATGACCAATGCCCCTACGGTTCGGACAATCCATTCAGATCGGGACTCCAGACGGCTCACTCGATCGTCTAGGTGTCGGCGTTCAGCTGTATAAGTCTCACGTCGAACAAATTCCTCTTGAACTCGTATGGGTATGTCTTTGACGTCTTGTGACAATTCGTCCAGGCGTCGCATAATTTCCGTTAAGGTCGGTTCACCTTGGGACATAACCGATACCGTATCTTGTATCGCTCGAGTTGAGCCAGTTGTAAGTCACCATGAGCACAGACCCTGCTCCGGCATATAAAGCCGCTTTCAATGATGTCTCTGAGTAGTTACCTGCAGTCAGGATGGCTCCGATAAACGTAACAAAGAAGATACGCATGAGGCTTCCAGCAGCTGCTGAAAGTTGCGTTAGTTGGTCGTGGTTCATGGCTTTTTTGCTGGTGCTTTCTTTACAGGGCCAATGGGTTTCATGACCAGTTCTGGGTTGAGTGTCTTATTGTTGTACAGGAATGGTGCTATGCGCATCTCGAGGTGTAGGTGTGGGCCTGATGCGGTGGTGCCTGTTGCTCCAATAAATCCGATGATGTCCCCAGCTTTAACAACGCCCTTACCAATGACTGGCAGGTTAACGTGAGATAAATGGCAGTAAGCGGTTTGTAGTTTGCCCTCTTTCAGACCCTCAGTTTCAATGATGACGTGGATGCCGTATGCGAGTCCCCAGCCACCCATGCGATTGGCGTGAATGACTTTGCCACCTGCTACTGCATACACAGGATCGCCAGCCTTGCCGGCATAGTCCGTCCCGGTATGGTGTCCACATTGCCAAACATCCCCCTTTGTGCCGTACTTACAGGTCACTACTGGATTGTTGGTTGGTTTATGGAAAGGCATGTCTAAATCCTATCTTTAGATACTGTCGTTGGTTGGTGCTAGGCCAAGTGACACGTTGAGGTATCCGACATCCACGGTCCATGTAAAGTTTTCAACAAAGTAGGTGGCTGTTCCACCCCCAATGTATGACGGTACTGGGATGGTGACTTTTGAGCCACAAAATACGCCCAACAAGTTTGCTCGAGTAGCATCTGTCATGTCTGGATTGGTCAGGGTGCAACTCACGTTGTCTGGCCGCCATACTGGGGACTTGAATCCTGCAATGAAACTGTTTGCCAACGTCTGTGCATCTGTCAAACTATTAAGTCTGGTGTCTCGTTCACCGTAACGTTTACCAAATTTTCCGATTGATGTTGAGTCACTAGCTGTCGCATCAGTGCCGGGTCGAGCCACTGTGATGCTGTTGCCGATAGCAGTTAGTGAGCGGGTGAAAGAGATTGATGAATCAATGTCACTGGTAGAGAGTGAGAATGCTGAACGGTTGTTTCGGTCTGTCCTACGGTCGTAATAAATGTCACCTGTAGGCAAGTCATAAAATACGCCGCCTGCACTCTGCGCCGCTTGTCTGATAACGTCATACACATTGTCGGTAGATGTCAAAGTGATAGCTGTAAGTAGTGCTCCACCTGTTTGTGGAATTGTAGTGGAATTGTAGTTAGGTTGGTTTGTTAATCCCCAGTCACTCATAATTGAAAGTATTTGGGCACCGGCATAATCAATGGAAATTGTTCTAGGTGTGCAGGTGTTCCATTCAAGCGTTCCGATCGCTGCCATGGCTGTGATGGTGTAGGTCGGTGTGCCGTTGCCGTTGCCGTAGTTACGGTACGAAAATGAAATGTCTGTGATGATGCCGTTGAACAGGTCGTAGTTGTAGCCACCAAGAATTAAATACAGTTGCAGTGGATCAGCGATCGTGGGTGGTGTGAAACTTGTGAGCGGTGTGAGTTGTACTGTCATGGTGCGACCGGTCGGCTGGGTTGTTGTGTCGTACCGTCCACCAGCAATGTTGATTGAGCCTATTTCAGCATGGTCTGTGTAACTGGTCGGAATTGTTGCCCCGTCAGTCAGGAATAAGGTCGGTGTCCATGAACTCATTAGAAAATTGTTCCGTTCAAGTTGACTTGGCCTGTGCGCAGGCTGGACTGGCGCATCAGTTGCTCAATGCTACGACGAGCTGATTCAGCATCCACAATGCCATTTAGATTAATCGTTGTATGGCTCATAGTTTTATTGCTTGTCGGCTTAAATTGTCCTAGGTCTTTTGGCACAATCCCAAAAGGATTGCTTGGTGTGCTATTTGGATTTAATGGTGCTTGAATTCCACCTTTTGGTGTCGTCAAGTATTTGCCAGCACTGTAGAGGTTTGGCGTGTGCTCAATGACATATTTCAATGGCCCAGGAATGTTATTCCACATGTCTTTCAGTTGAGAAAAAGCATTTACAGTTGCTGTAATACCGTCAGCAACCTTAGTGAATGCCACTGCAATGGTTTCGAGCGCACTGGCTCCCTCTTTACCTTTTGTGCCAGTAATTTGACCAAACAAGTTTCTGAACGCTTCAAACATTCTTTTAATAGATTCACCAAGTTTTGCAGCTGGTGAATTCTTATCCTTAGCGATGCCATTGAAACCATCACGGACCACTCCAAGAAATGGAACTAGCTTGGTTTTGATGTAGTTCAGCAAAATGCCGAGTTTAGGCAAGATTTTGTATCCAACTGATTCTTGGAACTCTTTCCAAGCAATGTTGAGACCGTCCACTGATCCTTGGAACGTGTTTGCCTGTGCTTTGCCAGCACCACCTGTGGCTTTTTGTGCAGCTTTAAGAATGTCGGTGAACTTCATGGTTTTGAGTTTGGCTTTGTCAATACCAAGTCCAAGTTTTCCTACTGCAGTGTTTGACCCCAAGTATGCCTTTGATAGGGCAGTTACGACTGCATCAAGTGATTTGCCGGTTTGCGCTGAAATGTCGATAGCGGTACGGATAATCTTTTGAGACTTGGTCACAGATTTTGTGGCAATGACTAATTTGCTGAATGCTGGGCGCAGTTTGTCATCGATGATGTTGTACTGGTTTTGCAAAGCCGTGATAGTTGCTTCTGAGTCTTTAATTAGACCTTTTCGAGCTTTAGCATTGTTCTTAATTGTGCGAGCCAGAAGTACTTGTGACTTCTGATCCTCGAGCGCAGCAGTAATTGCAGACTTGCCAAACAGCAAAGCAGCGGCACCCATAGCAGCAAACGATGTAGCAATAGCCGTGCCCAGTACCTTGATACCATTTTTGAACATTTTCATGCGACGTTCTGCAGCACTCAAAGACTTACCAAAGCCCTTAGTGTCAGCCTTGAGACCTACATAAAGCGAACGACCCAAACCACTAGATGCCATTAGTAACCCCTATTCCATTTTGTAACAATGGATTCGACTGCTCTGTCCCATGCAGCAAATGCTGGTGGTGTGTAGTCACGAGCTGCAACGTCCGTCCAACCCGGACTCACATTGTCAGCCCAGTTCTGCATTTTGTCTGCACGGCCGCCCTTAATGCCTGTACGGTATGGACCCACAATGGTGCCATAGCGGATTTGAATACCAGAAGCACCACCAGAAAACCGTTTACGGCGTGAACCTACGGCAACCTTTGGGATGCGATCACGGGATACTCGAACGTCTTTGGCTAACTTGTCAGCATAGGGTCCAGCATGGCTACGGATGGCACGTTCTACAGATGGCTTTACAATGTCCGTGGCAATCTGTTTAGCCATTGTGCGTAGTTCATTGTTGGCTTCTTTAGGCAATCCTTTGAGCGCACGGAGTAGGGCATAGTAGGAGTCAGGTTCAACATACATGCTGGGCTTGTTAGCCATCTTTCTGCTCCTTGAATAGTGCGTTTAGTGTTGCTATGTCTTGCCAATCAAGTTCATCCCAGTCAAGCCGGATAACCCCATTAACAGCAAAGATTAGTCGCTGTCGCTGGAGGCTTCCGGCTGGGTGGGGTTTGCTTCGTCCTCGGTAAAGTCCTCGATGTTGTCTAGCGAGTCAATCCAAATATCGAACGGTACGTTGAGTCCTTGTCGAGCTAGTACAGCCCAAGTGAGTACGGCAAGGTCCTCGATGCCGATACGGAGTTGGACATCGTTGCCGACTTCTTGCCATAGATCGCTGAACTTTTGTTTGGTGTGACGTTCCCACTTGATGAAGTCGGCTGGCAAAGTGGTTACCTTGCCAGCGACCCCAGCATGTGAGTAAGTGATTTGGATTTTCACCCGGGACTTCTTTCTGCTACACGGTTGTAGCGGTTACTGTTCCATCTTCAACAACGAATGAGACTGATGCGGTGAGTACATCATTTGCAGCTCCACCTAGTGGTGGGAACACTGGGAACACAGCCATGGTGTACACGGTGGTGGTTCCTGTGGTGCTGCCACACTTGAGCACTGCAGTGATGGATGTGTCTGGTGCAGTGTTTGCGAGGTTCCAAAGAGCCTTGCAGATGCTGTTGGATGTGGTGCCTGATGATGTGCTGTTCCAGTCTTGGTACAACTCGACATCGAGTGTTCCTGACTTTGATACCGTCTTGTAGGAACGGCCTGACAATGTTTCAATAACCTGCTGGTCATTTTCTACAGTTAATGTCGCTGATGCTGCAACGTCTTTGTAATCGACTGAGTTGATGGTCAGGGTAAGGTCATGACCGTGTGCGTAAATGAGAGCCATAGCCCTACTCCTTTGTTGCGGTTAGTGTGAGTGTTACTTCAGTGGACAGGCAATCAACTGGACCGTTTTGTACGAGTCCGGGCTGACTGAATGTACCTATCTGGACGCCTGCAGGCAGAACGTCAAGAAACTTTGAGATAAGTGTTTCGAGATTTGCGATTGATGCTTCGTTATCAATCATGGCCACCATGAGTGTGCACTTGAACGACAGGTTAAGTCGGTTGATTGAGAAGCTGGGGAACTCGATGTATGGCTGACCGGGCACCAGTACGATGCAGGGCACCGGCATGTTTTCTTTTGGCTGTGCGAACACTATGTAGCCTGAACCCTCGAGGGCTGTGGCTAGTTCTTTGCGTGAATCGGTAATGCTCATCCGATCATCGACTCCACATCACGGTAGCGTGAGATTAGACCAGTTACACGAGACAGAATTGAGCGTCCCATGAGGTATGGTCCGGGCTGGAAATCGATGCCCTGAGCCTGTCCACCTGGTACTGTCCAAGCGTTGAACACATCTACTGCGATCATCATTGCTGCAGTGCGTACTGCCACAACATCGTCATAGATCGCTGCGGTTGATAATGCTGCATTCCCCATGGGGGTGTAGTAGTGGGTAACCACATCTGCATGGGTATAGGCACACTGAAACATGATGCCGGTCGCATCGGTTACTGTGTAGGTTCCGTCATAGTCAGTCCCTGTGACAACTACTGACTGGCCTACAGCAAAGCCGTGGCGGCGTACCGTGTAGAACGACATTACATTATTGCTAATTGCTGCGTGGGTAATCCCTACTGAATGTGTTTCTAGAAATGGTTCTAGGACACTTTCGGCAGTCTGAATGATGTCGTCTAACTGCGCATCAGGGTACAGGTCACCAACACCTAAAGCGGTCTTTAGCTCGGTGAGTGTGATGTATCCCATGATGGCTCCTTAGTTGGGGATGGTGGGGCTGATTTTTAGGCCAGCCCCACCCAAGTGACTTAAGAGGACTTTGTGAAGCGACGAACGCCTGTAGCCTTCTTAACAGCGATGCCCATGTAGCC